AGTGAGCAAGCAAATACATTCAAAGCATTTGAACCTACGCAAGAGGAAGAGACTTACTCAATGGTTACTGCGAACAGATTCTGGTCACAGATTTTTGGTATCGCTTTTAGTAATAAGCGTTGGTTGCATTTCTTTATGCTTTTCGTTCCCGTTATGGGTCTTTGGACTTCTTCTATTGGTATTATTGGTCTGGCTCTCAATCTTCGTGCTTATGATTTCGTAAGTCAGGAGATTCGTGCTGCTGAAGATCCAAGTTACGAAACTTTCTATACAAAGAACGTGCTTTTAAACGAAGGCTTACGTGCTTGGATGTTTAGTGTAGACCAACCTCAAATGAATTTTGTATTTCCAGAGGAAGTTTTACCTCGGGGCAACGCACTCTAAAATAAATAGAAGGAGTTCTCTGAACTCCTTTTTTTATGGCATTTCTCTTCATCCTCTTACTTTTCCAACTCTTTGGAATTATTATGTTTATATTGTCAGTTATGCAAGATTTATGATTACATCCACAACTCCATACAAACTCGCAGAAATTATCAGAGATACTTGGCCAGGTCTTTACAGAAAACCAGAACCATCTTATAATGAAAAAAAGGAAACAGAAGATGAAAAAGTATAACGAAGAATATTTTTCAGTTATTGAGACCAAGACTGGAAGAAAGATCGCTGATTGTGGTGATGAAATGGATGCACTGGCAATGGTTGCTTTTGATCCACAGAATAGAACAATTACACGAAATAAGTTTTTAATGGGTCCTGTTGTGGATGTTGAAATTCCAAAGGCACTTCCCACTAATGCAATTGATGTTTCCTCTTATAAAGAACATCAAGAAAATTGGATGGTAGAAAAACTCAATGAACTACCACAAATCAAACTGCCACAAGGTCAAGGAGAACCTGTGGTGGTATGAATCACCGTAAGAGAAAACAGGTAGAGAATCAAAAAAAGAAAAGGATGTACACACCTGATGGATACGTTGGAGATCCCCCAGATGCTAAATGTCCACACTGCGGGGAATCTGGAAAGTCTTGTTCTTATGTAAATAGTTTAAGTCGTGCTTGGGCAAGGAGTGCTTGTGAGAAGAACATAATAAATAATCACAAGTCGCAGTAACTTATGGGACCTCTACACTCTCCAAAAGAATACTTGTTTAATTTACATACAACAAGTTCTGGGGAGGCGAAACGAATGTGGAGGCAAAACATAAAAGAAGAATGGGGACATAGATGTGCCTATTGTGGATCAGAAGAAAACCTAACGATAGATCATATTATTCCACAATCAAAAGGTGGATTAGATGTTACAAAAAATGTAGTTTGTTGTTGCCACGATTGTAACCAGTCAAAGGGACACGATCACTGGAAGTTGTGGTATGTTCAGCAAGACTTTTATAGTGAAGAGCAATTTAATAAAATAGAAGAATGGATGAAACCTGATCCACCAACGAACTTATTTTCTTATCGACCAAGACGCAACAATGCCTCTTGAGGTTTTATAAATAAATCAAAGGCAGTAAATACTGTTTTTGTGGTATATACCGAATGCGATAAATGTCAACTCCGATCAGGATTAAACGCTCTGCTGTTCCTGGTAAAAGACCTACAGCAGATCAATTATTAAGTGCAGAACTAGCTTACAACACTTATGATGGTGAACTGGTTGCTAAGAGAGAGCGTCCTGGAATTGGCACAGACATTATTCGCATCGGTGCTGGTGCAACAGTTACAAATGTTATCTATGTCACAAAAGACGGAAGCGACACAAACACAGGACTCAAACTCGGAGACGCAAAAGGAACCATCGCAGGAGCAGTTGCAATCTCAACAGCAGGTTCCGTTATTAGAGTTAGTGCTGGATCTTATGTAGAAAATAATCCAATTGCACTACCAAATCAAGTCAGTATTGTTGGTGATAGTTTAAGAGAGGTCTCCGTCACTCCACAGAATCAAGGAGACCTCTTTTATGTTGGGAATGGGAACTATATTGCTGAAATGGCATTTGTAGGATCTGCAAACACAGGTGCTATTTTTGCATTCAATCCTAACAAACCAGTTTATAACAATCAGTCACCTTATATTCAAAACTGCACTAACTTTATTCCAAACAGCATTGGAATGAAGATTGACGGTAAGCATTCGATTGGACCAACCAAGTCAATGGTTCTTGACTCTTATACTCAATACAATCAAGGTGGTATAGGAGTTTCAATTACCAACGAAGGATATGCTCAGTTGGTTTCACTCTTCACAATTTGCCCAGATACTGCAGTCTTTTGTGGAAGTGGTGCTGCTTGTGATCTTACAAACTCTAATGCTTCTTTTGGCAACTATGGTCTTGTAGCAGATGGTGTAGGACCAAGAAAGTATACGGGTATTGTAACAGTTGCGGCAGATGCAAATAGTGATAGATTTGTTTTAGATTTAAATACGACAACTTATAATGTATCAAATGCTGTTTATGATAACGTAAGTGGTGTTACGACAATCACTACTTCTGGTAATCATAACTTTTCTGTTGGAATGGGAGTCACGATTGCTGGACTTGGTTTTACTTGCCCATCTGGACCAGGAATTGTTACATACCCAAGTGGTAATTATGGTTATGTTTTTGAAATTCAATCGGTTCCTGCCGCAAATCAATTAGTAGTTAATGTTGGTACTTCAACTCTACCTCATACATATGTTTCTGGTGGAGCAGTAGCAATTAATGTTGTAAGACCTTTCGATGGGCAGGTTGTTTATTTTGATAACTTATATTATACGGTGAATAAAATTAGAGTGAGTGATGGTGGATCTGGATATGATTCGAGTCCAGTTGTTACAATTTCTGCACCTTCAAGTTCTTGGGGAGTTCAGGCAACAGCAGTCGCAGAAGTGACGAATGGAAATGTGACTGCAATTGAGATTGTTTCAAGTGGAAGAGGTTATACAACGGCACCAACAATTACAATTGCTGGTCCCAATGTTGGGATAAATACAGCAACAGCAACTTTAGAATTACTACCTACTTATTATTCTATTCTAAGTTCAACTCCAGTTTCTGCTGGTATTTGTACAATTACCGTAAGTGATAATGTTCCTTATGCAGTTGGTGTTGGTTCGACTGTTCCATTCTTTAAGCAAAGTAGAGTATTAGCATCTGGACATTCTTTTGAATATATTGGTTCTGGTACAAATATTAATGGTGCTCTTCCAGCACAAGGTGGTGTTCCAATTCAAGATAATGAGGTTGATATGAGAAATGGTGGTCTAGTTGTTTATACCAGTACCGATCAATCTGGAAATTTCAGAATTGGTGAGGGTGTTGCAATTAACCAATTGACAGGAACTATTTCTGGTCGTTTTTATTCGAAGAGTTTGTTCTCTACAATGACACCATTTATTCTAGCATTAGGAGGAGAATAAAAGAATGGCATTACCATTAAATGTATTTAAAACAGTTACAAAAGTTGCAACAACAAATCCAGTAGGAATTTATACGGCACCGGTTGGATATACAGGGGTTGTTCTTTTAGCACAGGCAGCAAATGTTGGTGGTGGAACTCAAACAGTTTCTTTTTCACATCAAAGAACAACTGCTGGAATTGCAGTTACTACAGAAATATTAAAGAGTTTTCCAATTTCTTCAAGTGATACTGCAAATCTTCTTGTAGGAAAACTTGTTCTTGAATCTGGTGATGTTCTTGTTTTGTCCGCAAGTAATGGAACTGATGTTAAATTTCTTGGCAGCATCTTAGAAACACTTAACTAATAAAGTATCAATCAAATGGCAAAGTACACCAGTGGTAGACAGAAGAATCTAAAAGTTGGTATCGTATCATATAGTGAAAATCTTACTTCACTTGAGGTAGTTGGTAAGGTTGGTATTGGTACAACTAATGCTGGTGGGGGAAGTTTATATGTTGTTGGTGATAGTTATATAACTGGAATTTTAACTGCAAATAGAATTTTTAGTAATGTTTATGGTGAGGCAATTGGTGGTAATACTATTGTAGGTACTTCATTAAGTATTTCTGGTATAAGCACTCTTGGAGTCACTAGTGCTACTAACCTAACAGCACAACAACTTAATGTTTCTGGTATTAGTACTTTAGGTGTTACTAGTGCTACTAACCTAACAGCACAACAACTTAATGTTTCTGGTATTACAACGACCAACAACCTGAATGTAACTGGTGTTGGAACCTTCTTATCTGGAAATTTAAATATAAGAAACCCAGCAAATACTTTTGGTTATACGATTGCTGGTGGTGCAATTACTGCTGATAGAATTCTTACATTACCAGTCGTCACATCAAATACTGGTATTGCAGTAACTGGTTTAAACCAAACATTCACTGGAACTCAAACATTTTCGGGTCTTACTGTAACTGGTACATTTAACCATACTGGAGGAACTGGAACTCTTGCTAATAATGGGGCCGCAGCAGCAACAGCAAATATTGCTACTGGAGCACTTGCATCTGGAATATCAAAAACAATCAACTTTGGTACTGGTGGTGCTTCTGGTTCCTTTACTCAAATCAATATTGGACCAATTTCTGGTGTTGGTACTGTTTTAGTTAATACTGGAACCAATTTGGGTATTGGTTCTGCAACACCAACATCAAAACTTGATGTAGTTGGTGATGCAAGAGTTTCTGGTATCGTTACAGCAACTACTTTTGTTGGTGCTCTAACTGGAATAGCAGCATCTGCAACTCAACTTGTAACACCAAGAACTTTTGAAATCACTGGTGACGTTGTTGCTTCCGCCATTAGTTTTGATGGAACTGGTAGTGTATCATTAGCAGCTACCATTCAACCTAATAGTGTTGGTTTAGGAACTGATACTACTGGAGATTATGTTCAGACAGTTTCCGGAACCTCTAATCAAATCACCGTAACTGGTGGAACAGGTGAAAGTTCAACACCAACATTAAGTCTTCCCACAAACTTAATTGCTCCTGAAGATTTAACGGTTACAAGAGATCTTCAAGTTAATCGTAATTTAAATGTAAATGGAAATATTACGATTGGTGGATCAACAGCGTTTGTCAATGTTCAAGAATTAGTTGTTACTGACCCTGATATTATTCTTGGATATAGAACTGATGCATTTGGTAATGATGTTTCTAACGATAATACTGCGAATCATGGTGGTGTTGCTCTTGCTTCAACAGAAGGAAATCCATTAGTTAATCTTGTTGTTGCTGGTATTGAAACAGCACCTGCCACATATAAGAAAATTATGTGGTTTAAGGAAGGCACCTTTGCCGGACTTGGTACTGATGCTTGGTTAATTAACTATGCGGTTGGCATTGGATCAACACAGTTCCCTAATGGAACAAGACTTGCTGCTGGTAATGTTCAATTTACTCAAAATGATTTAGCAGTTGTAAGAAACATTAATGCGAGTGGTGTTGGTACTATTGCAAGACTGAATAGTACCAATGCCACTTTAACAAATATTAATTCAACTGGTGTCTCAACACTTGGAATTACTACATTCACAGGTGCCGTAAGTTTTGGAACTTCTGCTTACTTTGGTGATGGTAATAGATTATATTTTGGAAACACTCCATCTTTGGATATTTATCATTCATCTGGTGAATCTTACATTAGGGATATTGGTGCTGGTAATTTAAGATTAGAAACTAATGGTGCTGCAGTTGTTATTGCGACCACTTCAGGTGAATCTATGGGTTCGTTCATAAGGAATGGATCAGTAGAACTCTATTACGACAATGTAAAAGAATTTGAAACCACTGGATATGGTGCAACGGTCTTTGGTATTCTTCAATCACAAGGACTTCAAGTTTCTGGTGTTTCAACATTAGGTATTACAACTACTACTAATCTAACAACCCAAAACATTAATAACTCTGGTGTTACAACTACCAACTCTTTGAACATTGGTGCTACACAAGTCATTAGTTCTTCAAGAGAACTTCAAAATATTATTTCACTTGATGCCACAACAACATCGACAATTGAAGCAGCAATTGCTAATGGACCTAATACTTTTACTGATTTAAGTGTTACTGGTGTTTCAACACTTGGAGTTACCAGTGCTACTAATTTAACAGCACAAACTTTAAATGTTTCTGGTGTTTCTACACTTGGAATAACTACATTTACTGATTCTGTAAATTTTGGTTCTAATGCATTTTTTGGTGATAATGATAATTTAAATTTTGGTGATGGTAATGATTTACAAATTTACCACAATGGGGATAATAGTTATATTGATGATGTTGGAACAGGTAATTTATACATAAGATCTAATCAAACTGAAATACAAAAATATACTGGAGAAACAATAGCCCAATTCATAGCAGATGGTGCAGTAGGACTTTATTATGATAATGTAAAAGAATTTGAAACTACTGGGTATGGTGCTACTGTTTATGGAGTTTTACAATCTCAGGGACTTCAAGTTTCTGGTATCTCAACACTTGGAGTTACATCAACCACTAACTTAATAACACAACAACTGAATGTATCTGGTGTTGGAACCTTCCAATCTTCTGGATTAAAGATAGTTGGACAATCAACTTCTTTCCAATATTCCATTGTTGGTTCTGCGATTGCTGCAAACAGAAACCTTACATTACCTTTAATTACTAGTGATGATACTGTTGCGGTTCTTGGTACATCTCAATCATTTACTGCAGCACAAACATTCTCTGCAGGAATAACTGCCACTTCTACTCTTACATTAAGTGGTTCAACTACAGGAACTCATGTATTTGGTAGCAACCAGACATCAGGAACTATAACATTAGGTGGAACTGGTGGTACTGGTACAATTACTTTTGGTCGTTCTACTGCTTCCCAGACTACTAACATTCAATCAGGTGCATCTGGTGTAGGAACAACCAAGACAATCAACTTTGGTACTGGTGGTGCTTCTGGTTCCTTTACTCAAATAAATATTGGACCAACTGCTGGAGTTGGTACTGTTGTTATTAACTCAGGAACTAGACTTGGTATTGGATCTGCAATTCCAACAGCAGCACTTGATATTGCAGGAGACGCAAGAGTTTCTGGTGTTACAACTACCAACTCTCTGAACATTGGTGCTACTCAAGTCATTAGTTCTGCAAGACAACTTCAGAACATTTCTTCACTTGATGCTACAACAACGGCAACAATTGAATCTGCAATTGCTAATGCTCCTAATACCTTTACAGACCTTCGAGTAACTGGAATCTCAACCTTTACTAATGGACCTGTATTAATAGGAACCGCAACAACAACAGGCACTGCATCACAACCACTTCAAGTAACTGGTGGTGCTTATATTTCTGGTAATACCGGTATAGGAACCACAACACCAACATCAACACTTACAGTTCAGGGTGATGCAAGAGTTTCTGGTGTTACAACTACCAACTCTCTGAACATTGGTGCTACTCAAGTTATTAGTTCAGCAAGACAACTTCAGAATATTGCTTCACTTGATGCTACGACAACGGCAACAATTGAATCTGCAATCGCTAATGCTCCTAATACTTTTGCCGATCTAAATGTTACAGGCATCACTACTCTTGGAATCACTAGTGCCACTAACTTAACAGCACAACAACTGAATGTTTCTGGTGTTTCGACAATATCAGTCAATAGTTCTATTGACGCATTAAGAATTACTCAACTTGGAACTGGAAATGCTCTGGTAGTTGAAGATTCTACAAATCCTGATGTAACTCCTTTTGTTGTAACTAGCTCTGGTTCTGTTGGCATTGGAACTACAGATCCAACTGATAAGTTAGAGGTGGTTGGTAGGGTTAAAATTGGTGCAGTTGGACTAAACAACGCATTTAATATAAGAAGACCAACTGATGGTGCAGATGGGATAACAATTGGATTTGCTGCGACTGATAGTAGTAGTGAGGCAAGTTTTAAACACGGTAGTGGAAGTGGTTATTATACTATTCAGTTAAATGGAACTGGTGGAGAACAAGGTAATGGATTTAATGAGAAGTTTAGATTTACAAGTGCCGCACGACTGGGTATTGGTAAATCAAATCCTTCTGCTGAACTTGATGTTTTTGGTGGTGCTAATTTTACCAACAGAGTATTAATAGGTTCTGCAACCTCTACTGGAACTGCATCACAAGCACTTCAAGTTACTGGTGGTGCTTATGTTTCTGGTAATCTTGGAGTTGGTGTTACAAATCCAGCATCAAATACACAAGTTGCAATTGCTGGAACATTAGGTATTAGTGAAGTCGGAGTTAATGGAACCAGAACATTATTCACATCAAGTGGTGGTGGATTTGTATTAAATCATAACGATAATAGCAATATTAATATTCAATCACAAGGTTCAAATAGACTTGCTTATCAATTCTCAAATAATAGTTGGACTATTCCTGCTAATGGAACTGCATTGCTTATAGGAGCAGGTGCCACAACAGGAACAGCAAACCAATTACTTCGTGTAGAAGGTGGTGCTTATGTTTCTGGTAATCTTGGAGTAGGATCTACAAATCCAACATCAGCACTTACAGTTCAGGGTGATATAAGAGTTTCT